ATAAAGTTTGGGATGATGGGGTACCAGTATTAAAATATATAGCCAGGGCTTCTAAAAAAGATTCACCTTTACCAAAGGGTAAATTTAAAATTATAGAAGACAATAAGCATGGTTGGTGGTATTATCAAGTTGGCAAAACTTGGTACGGAATACAGCAAAAAGATTATGGAACACCACCATTCGAATACTAAAAAATAAAGGAGAAAAGTTATGAGTATATTAACAAAGTTATTTTCAGGTGGAGCAGCAGACCTAGTAAAAGGTGTAGGTGGAGTTATAGATAATTTACATACATCAAAAGAAGAAAAATTAGCAGCAGAACAAAAAATACAACAGCTAGTATCTGATTATGAAACTAAAATGGAGGCAAACATAACTGATAGATGGAAAGCAGATATGAACTCCGATTCTTGGTTATCTAAAAACGTTAGACCTATGGTACTTATATTTTTAGTTGTATGTACTGTATTAATGATATTTATTGACGCAGGAGCAGTATCTTTTAATGTAGAAGAGAAATGGACTGATTTATTACAACTGGTATTGATAACTGTAATAGGTGCATATTTTGGCGGAAGAAGTTTCGAAAAAAGAATAAAGAAGTAGTATTAAAATTGTCCTAAAAATATATTTATATATATGAAGAAGACAAAGTCTATAAAGCACATAATTAAAGAAGAATACCTTAAGTGCGTTCATGATCCGGTATACTTTATGAAAAAGTATTGCCAAATACAACACCCTACTAGAGGAAGAATACCATTCGATTTATATACTTTTCAAGAAAGAACCTTAGAAGAATTTCAACACAACGACTATAATATTATCTTAAAATCTAGACAGCTTGGTATATCTACCATATCTGCTGGATATTCACTTTGGCTTATGTTGTTTCACCAAGACAAAAATGTTCTTGTTATTGCTACTAAACAAGATGTAGCAAAAAACCTAGTAACTAAGGTTAGAGAAATGCATGAATATTTGCCTAGCTGGTTAAAGGGAACTACGGTAGAGGATAACAAATTAAGTTTAAGGTTTAAAAATGGTTCTCAAGTAAAGGCAGTTTCAAGTTCTGGCGATGCAGGTAGATCTGAAGCACTTTCACTACTTATTATAGATGAGGCAGCTTTTATTGATAAAATACACGAGATATGGGCTTCAGCACAACAAACGTTGGCTACTGGTGGAAAGTGTATAGCTCTATCAACACCAAATGGTATTGGTAATTGGTTTCATCAAACATGGGTAAAAGCAGAAGAAGGATCTAATAATTTTCAAACAATAAAATTACATTGGTCAGTTCACCCTGAAAGAAATCAAGACTGGAGAGCTGAACAAGATGAATTGTTAGGGCCCAAAATGGCTGCTCAAGAATGTGATTGCGATTTTGTATCCTCTGGCCATAATGTTGTAGATCCAGCCATAATAGAATGGTATTCAAATACCCACCAACAAGATCCAATTGAAAGAAGAGGTTTTGATGGAAATTATTGGATATGGGAAACTTGTAATTACAATAAAGATTATATGGTAGTAGCCGATGTCGCACGAGGTGATGGTAGTGATTTTTCAACATTCCATGTTATTGATATAGAATCAGTAACTCAAGTTGCAGAATATAGAGGACAATTAACACCTAAAGACTTTGGAAATATGTTGGTCGGTGTAGCAACAGAATATAATGACGCTTTATTAATAATTGAAAATGCTAGTGTAGGATTTGGAGCAATCCAAAGTGCAATTGATAGAGACTATAAAAATATATATTATACATATAAGCAAGATGGGGTAGTTGATGCAACAACCCAATTAACCAGGGGATATGATTTAAAAGATAAGTCACAAATGACCCCAGGTTTTACAACATCTTCAAAAACTAGACCACTTTTAATTTCCAAACTTGATATTTATTTAAGAGAAAAAGTGTGCATTGTTAAATCAAAAAGGCTTTTAGAAGAATTAAGAGTATTTATTTGGAATGGTAGTAAGGCCCAAGCACAGAGAGGTTATAATGATGATTTAGTTATGGCTTTTGGTATAGCTATGTGGGTTAGAGATACTGCCCTTAAATTAAGGCAACAAGGAATAGAATTAGATAAATTGGCAATTAGTAGGATTGGTAAATCTAATGGTGATATATATACAAACAATATTCAAGGACAAAACCCTTGGAAAATGAACACAGGAAGAGGTCATGACGAAGATTTAACATGGCTAATAAAATAAAAAGGTTATAAAGGGAAAAATAATATGGCAGATAAAACATTTTTTGGAAGATTAAAAAAGGCGTTTTCAACATCAACAATTGTACGAAGAATAGGGGATAAAGGATTAAAAGTAGTTGATCCCCAAAGACTACAATCCGTTGGTAATTTAGCATCTAATTCTTTAGTTGATAGATATAATAGGATTCATATGTCTCAAACTCAAGGAGTATATTCCCCTTCACAAGCCTTTGCACAACTAAGACTAGACCTTTTTACAGACTATGAATCTATGGATTCAGATTCTATAATTTCTTCTGCATTAGATATATATTCAGATGAATCAACAATGAAGAACGAGTATGGAGATGTACTACAAATCAATAGTAGTAATCAAGAAATACAGGAAGTATTGCGAAATCTCTATTATGATGTATTAAATATTGAATTTAATCTTTGGCCATGGATTAGAAATATGTGTAAATACGGTGATTTCTATCTTAAATTAGATATTTTAGAAAAGGTTGGTGTAGTTAATGTTGAACCAATATCTGTATATGAGGTAATTAGAGAAGAAGGAACAGATCCTGAAAAACCAGAATATGTTAGATTTATGCATGACCCATCTTTTGCTGGAGGTCAATCAAATATACATTCAACATCAACAGCAAAAACGTACTATGAAAATTATGAAGTTGCCCATTTTAGAATGTTAAATGATACAAACTGGTTACCTTACGGAAAATCAATGATGGAAGCAGCTAGAAAAACTTGGAAACAATTGAGTCTTATGGAAGATGCAATGATGATTCATAGGATTATGAGGGCTCCTGCAAAAAGAGTATTTAATATTGATATAGGTAATATTCCTCCAGCTGAAGTTGACACATACATGCAACAAGTAATTAATAGGATGAAAAAAACTCCATATATGGACGATCAAACTGGAGATTATAATCTTAAATTTAATTTACAAAATATGTTAGAAGATTTTTATTTACCTACAAGAGGTGGAAACAGTGGTACAAGTATAAATGATTTAGGTGGATTAGAATGGACTGGAACAGAAGATATAGAATATCTTAAAAATAGAATGCTTGCTGCATTAAGAGTACCTAAATCTTTCTTAGGATATGAAGAAGGAGTAGATGGAAAAGCTACACTAGCAGCATTAGATGTTAGATTTGCTAGAACAATTGAAAGAATACAAAAAATAGTTGTTAGTGAATTAACAAAAATAGGGCTTGTTCACCTATATTCACAAGGATACACGGACGAACAACTAGTAGACTTTAGTTTAGAATTAACAAATCCATCAACAATATATGAACAAGAAAAAATAGAATTATGGGAATCTAAGGTTAGATTGGCAGATTCTGCAAGAACTAATCAAATGTTATCTGAAGAGTGGGTATACAAAAACATATTTAATCTTAGCGATAAGGATATAGAAGAACAAAAAGCACAATGTGTAGAAGATAGCAAACAAAAATTCAGAAAGAGCAGAATAGAATCAGACGGAGAAGATCCAGCAGCTGAAGTTCAAACAGAAGCAAAGAAGAAAAATAGAGATAGATTAAAGTCTGCTCATGATACTAGAAAAACTAGGGATGGAAAAACTGATAAAGATGTTGGNAGACCAGTTGAAGGCGATTACTATGGTACAGACAATGGTGCACGAGGTAGAGACCCATTAGGTAAAGAAACTAGAAAACGAGATGTTAAAAATCGAGATAGATCAGTTAAACATACATATAAAAAAGGTAGTCCATTGGCAAAAGAAATAAAGGATTCTATGGATCTTTTTAAAAATAAAAAATCAGTACTTAAGGAAAAAATGGATAGCATGTTGGACGAGTCTAATTTAATCGACAGAGACATAACATAAGACAGGTTTCTATATATTTATATATGAATATAAGTCAAGCGAGTAAGGTGGAAGAATAAAAATATGGCCAAAAAAATAAAACACTCTAAAGTAAAAAATACAGGTGTCCTATTTGAATTGTTAGTTAGACAAATTACTAATGATACATTAAATGGAATTGAAAAATCTAATGCCTTAAATATAGTAAAGGAATTTTTTGGTAAAAATACTACACTAAAAAAAGAACTTAAATTATATAACACAATATTAAAAGAAAAGTTTGAAAGTACTGAAAAGGCTGAAAAGTTTTTAGATATTGTTTTAGTTGAAAGAAAAAAATTAAATAATTCTACAATTAAACGTCAAAAATATAATTTAATAAAGGAAATTAGAAAACACTACGATTTAGATAATTTTTTTAGAACAAAAATATCAAATTATAAATTAAATGCTTCTATATATAAATTATTTGAATCACATACAAACCTTGGTGTAAATGATCCAAAGGTTGTTTTATTAAGTAAAGATACAATTGTTGAACATATTTCTAGTGTTGTTTTAAAAAATAGCCAAGAGTCAATAATAAAAGAATATTCTAAACAAGATAAATCAATTAGGTTAATGGGTCAAAAAATATTGTTAGAAAAGTTTAATGAAAAATATGGCAAAGCATTAAACTCTAGCCAATCTAGTTTAGTAAAAAAGTATATAAATAATATTTCTAATACAGGTGTATTGTCAAAACATTTAAACCTTGAAGCAATAACGTCTAGAAAGAAAATTGTATCTTTTGCAAATAAGGTTGATGATAAGATTACTTCAATTAAATTAAAAGAAGTGGCGCATCAATTAAGAAAAATTGAAAAATCAAAAACTGTAAACGAATCATACTTGTCAACAATGATGACCGTTTATGAACTATTAGAGGAATTTAGAAATGTCAATTAGTAGTAAATTAAAAGAAATAATTGATGAAATCATCAATGAAGAAGAATTGGAAGAGGCAAGTGTGACAAGCAATGTTGCAGGATACGAAACTCCAAACGCGTTTGGTTCAGATAAGAAAAAAGAAAAAGAAAACGCAACAAATAGTACAGGATATACAATAGTAAAGGAATTATATAATCAAAACTATCCGTCATTTAAAAAAGACGAAACAAAAAATTCAAGACAAAAGGTTAATGGTGCAATAAAAGAAATTAACAGAAAACTTTTTGAAATTGAAAGAATTATTGGAAGAGCAGCTAAACTAAAGACTGAAGATGGAATATCATCTGATAACTATTGGAAATCTACTAAACCTAGAATGACAAAAATAGCTGAACGACTAATGAAAGTATCACATAAATTAAGAGAAATAGCATCATAAAACAAACGGGGAAAAAACATGGGAAGATTCGTTAGACAAGCAGTAGTAACTTGGCCACAATTTAGAACAAATATCAAAAACAAGACACATATTTTTGAAGGAAAAGAGTATATTGGTTGGGATTTACCAATGAATGAACAGGTTAGATTGTTTAGAATACAAGAAGCACAAATAATTGAGGTTGCAAAATTTGCAAATTTTAATGCTGCTACAAATAATAAAAAAGCCTAACGGGAAATACAATGAGTAAAAGCCTACTAATAGATTATACAACCTTTAATGTATCCCCTCAACTTGTTATTGAGTCCGAAAGAAAGCATGGTGGAAAAGTTGTCGTTACGGGTTGTTTACAAAGGGCAAACTCTAAAAACCAAAATGGTAGAGTATACCCAAAGGAAATATTAATGCGTGAAGTAAAAAATTATAAAAAAGTAAACATAACAGAAAGAAGAGCTCTTGGAGAACTTGACCATCCAGAATCTAGTGTTGTTAATTTACAAAATGTTTCTCACAACGTAAAAGACGTTTGGTGGAAAGGTGATGATGTAATGGGAACAATAGAAGTATTGGGTACTCCAGCTGGAAATATCCTTAAAGAATTATTAAAGGCTGGTATAAAATTAGGTATAAGTTCAAGAGGATTAGGTAGTGTAGAAGAAATATACGAAGGCGGTGATAGTGCTGTTCAAGTAAAAGACGATTTTGAGTTAATTTGTTGGGACTTTGTTTCTAATCCATCTACTCATGGAGCCTTTATGCAACCAACAACATCTGTCAATGAAAGTGTCAATAGTGTAAATAAAATAAACAATAAATATAATAAGGTTAATTCCTTAGTATCAGATATTCTTTGCGAGATGACTGGTAAGTGTGAGGTACCATATTTAGCAAAGACAAATTGTTGTGGAGATAAATAATGAGTAAAGGATTTAAAACAGAAGATTTAGCTAAATTTGGACCGTTTGGTAAATATAATGAGGCAATTGTTGTAACAAATGCCACAGTACATTTTACAGGATCTAATCTAGGAGCAGCTGCATTTTATCATTCTGGTAGTACATACACTGGAGAAGTAGAATTATCTAGAGGTGGTATTATAAACATGGAAGGAATCAATAAGGTAGACGTTAATTCAGGAAGAATATATGAAATGGGATTGTTTAGTGCAACATCAGCGGCAGCAACAGAACATATAGTAGTATTAAAAAGATAGGAGAATTATATAATGCCAATAAAATTAAAACAAGTTTTAACTGAGGGTAAATTAACACCTGAACAAAAAACAACTTTTTTAGAAGCAATGAAAAAGTTTAATGAATATGGAAAACAAATATATAGAGAACATGACCTAAAAGGATTAGCTGAAACCATGAACCAACTATCTTCAGGTGCTGGAAACTTTATATTAGGAGAAACAGAAGATTGGTTTGATGGTGTTACTGTTAAGCGTGATGTAAAAGAAATAACTAATTCTGCTAAACTATTTGAAAAAACAGCTTTAGAGGCTGCAGGTTTACAAAATAGATTAGAGTCTCTTTATGAAGACTTAGGAAACAAGCTTGGAAGATACTATGATACATCTGAAGCCCTTGATCCAGTTGGTAAAGAGGATGGTGATATTGATAATGACGGTGACGAAGACAAATCTGATAAATATTTAGCAAATAGAAGAAAAACCGTTTCTAAAGCTATTAAAAATGAAACCATGTCTCCAAAAGTTGGAGGACCTACTGGTCAACGTTGGGGAATAGTAACAGGAAAACAAGGTAAAACTACAATTGTGAGAAAATGGTAATGAAAAATTCAAAATTAAGATCTATAATTAGAGAATCAATAAAAAAGGCGTTGGTA